CCTACAGTATTACCTCACCAGTGGACTGGTATCACATCAGTATAAGAATCTGGAGGTCCGTAAGTTTATTAAAGCCACATCATTTGAGTTTTACGAATGGTGTAATGAGGGAATGATTGACACTGATATTAATATCAACAGGTCAGAGGCATACATGAAATTCAAAGAGGAATACAGTGACATGGCCAAATGGCTGACACAGAAACGGTTCAGTGGATGGATTGAGGAGTATGGGAGGTTCAAAGGGTATGAGATACGCAAGGGCAAGTCAGGGTTCAGGTGGATCATGCTGATGGAGAACGGCCAGGCAACAGAGGTGATACCAGATGAGGAGGTGCCGTTCTGATGATAACCCTCAAAGACATATCAGAGATGCACAGGAAGTACCTCAAGGACAAGCACCCAACGGTGCCGGGAGTAGCGATACCCACCAAACGGTATAGTGACAAGACAGCCAATAAGCTGACTGATGCCATAGTGGACTTTATGAGGTACAGTGGCAACTATGCTGATAGGGTAAATAATATGGGGGTATGGAGAAAGCAGCGAACCATTGACAGGGGCCATGAGGTGATAGTGAGGCCAGGGGGGTACATAAAGTCAGGCACCAGGAAGGGCATTGCTGATATAATGGGCACCAAAAAGGGAATGATGGTGGCTATAGAGGTAAAGATAGGCAAGGACAGGCAGAGCAAAGAGCAGAAAGCCATTGAGAAAGAGATCACAGCAGCAGGAGGCACATACATAATAGCCAGAACATGGCAGAACTTCATTGAGCAATGGGAGCAGATATGACATCAGGTGCTGTGGGATCAGGTGCCCTGATAACCTTCGGCAAGTACAGAGGCACACCAGTGAGGCACTTCAACACCCCACAGAGGATGAGCTACCTGTACTGGATGCGTAACAACGCATCACTATGGGCCAAGCTGTCAGGCACCCTCAAGGATGCTATCACCAAGCACATCGGCCTGGTGCTGATCCTGGCACTATCCTCATGCTCACCCAAGTATGATGTGGTGCAGCAGCTGTCACCAAACAGATACCACCTCCAGGGGGTAAAAAACAAGGATGTCATCATATTAATAACAGATAAAGACCTAAAAGAAGGACAGGTAGTTAAATGGAAAGAGGTCAAGAAACAACCAACGCAATGACTATCGGATCACTATTCGCAGGAATCGGAGGGTTTGAACTGGCAGCTACATGGGCAGGGATAGAGCCACTGTGGTCCAATGAGATAGATCCATTCGCCTGTAAGGTATTAACCAAAAACTTTAACCATGAAATCATACAAAAAGACATCAGAGAAATCGGAAAGCACAACCTCCAGCCAGTGGACATTATTTCAGGTGGATTCCCCTGTCAGCCATTTAGCCAAGCAGGGAAAAGACAAGGAACAGATGATGACCGTTACCTCTGGCCAGAGATGTGTCGCATTATCAAAGAGCTTCGGCCCCCTGGGTTATTGGTGAAAATGTTGCTGGGCTCGTCAGTATGGAAAATGGCGAAACACTTAAAAGGATACTCTCTGACCTGGAGGATGAAGGGTATCACAACGAAGTATTTGTTATTCCAGCTTGTGCCACAGGGGCCTGGCACCGCAGGGATAGGATCTGGATTGTGGCCAACACCGACAGCAGCAGATACATTCACAGGCAACCTAAAGAGCAGCCAACAGAAGGAGGGGGTAAATCATTCTATAAATCTGCCACAGGCAATACACATGAAAATGTTTCCAACACCGACAGCATCAGAGGTCAGGCAGGGATGGCAGGACAGAAGCAGAGGCAAGAAGGGAACACAAGAGTCATTATCAACAGAGATAATAAAACAACAGGGAGGAAGGGAACAGGTAAAGGGCCAACTAAACCCACCATGGGTGGAGTGGCTGATGGGATACCCACCAGGATGGACCGATGTTGGGAACACGAACCCGAAGGAATCCCAAGAGTAGCCACAGGAGTGAAGGACAGGGTGCATCGGCTAAAAGGATTAGGAAACGCAATAGTGCCACAGGTGGCATACGAACTATTAAAGGCAATAAAAACAGGGCCATAATGTGATAGGGTTACACCCCTATTTTGATATATGGATATATATTTGTATATTGCGTACATTAGGAATACTATATTAAAAAAATAGTATAATGGGAGAGGTGTATCTAACAGCCAAAGGGTTAGCAGTAATCTGGAACAACGTAGCAATTCATTATAACTACGCTGACCTGGATGAGTGGCTTTATGACTGCATACACCTATATCCTGATATGGACTGAACATGAAAATAAAGAACAGGAAAATTACCGACCTTATTGCAGCTGAATATAACCCCAGGGAGCTGACAGCAGAACAACATCAACAGTTAAAAGATTCATTATCCAGGTTTGGAGTGGTGGATCCTGTCATTGTGAACACCCATCCAGAAAGGGAGAATATCATTGTAGGAGGCCACCAGAGGGCAAAGGTATGGAGTGCAATGGGAAACAAAGAAATCCCAACAGTGGAGGTGGAACTGACACCAGCGAAGGAAAGGGAGCTAAATATCCGTCTTAATAAGAACTCCGGCCAGTGGGATGAACAAGCACTACAAGAGTATTTTAATACTGATGAACTGGTGGAGTGGGGTTTTGATGGTGAGGAGCTGAAATTCTTTGAGCAGTCAGAAACAACAGAGGGATTGATTGATGATGATGAGATACCAGAAGTGACAGAGGCCATAACACAGGAGGGTGATCTGTGGATATTGGGAGAGCATCGGCTGTTATGTGGTGATAGCACAAAGCAGGAGGATGTGGAACGATTGATGGATGGGAACAAGGCAGATATGGTATTCACTGATCCGCCTTATGGGATTGATGTCGTTGGGAATGGCGGAAACATTGGTGGTGATACGAAAAATGCGAAAGCAGGAAGATATAAAAAAGTTATAAACGATGATAAAGAATATAATCCCAACCATTTATTCCCAATGGCTGAAAATTTAGTTGTTTTTGGGGCAAATTATTTTTCTGACAAATTACCAAAAGGTCAATGGATAGTGTGGGATAAAAACAGACCAGAAGGAACAACTTTTTCCGATTGTGAATTAGCTTGGACTACAGGAAAAGGAATTGCAATCAATAAATATAAATGTACTTGGGATGGTTTTCACAGAGAAGGAGAAAGTGGTAAAAGATTTCACCCGACACAAAAACCAATAAAGTTATTCGTGGACATTTTTAACGATTATCAGTTTGATATTTGCATCGATCCATTCCTGGGAAGTGGCAGCACCCTCATAGCTTGTGAAAAGACCAACAGGAAATGCTATGGCATGGAGCTGGATCCACATTACTGTGATGTGATAGTCAAACGGTGGGAGGAATACACAGGAAAAAAAGCAGAAAAAACAACAGAAATGGCCCATGCCTAAGACCAACAAAATACAACACACTAAAAAGGCACTGCTGGAGGCACTGGAGAAATCTCTTGGCATTGTCACCACTGCCTGTAAGATAGTGAACATTAACAGGACAACCTTCTACAAGTATTTAAAAGAGGACAGCACCTTTGCCCAACAGGTGAGGCAGCTGGATAATGTGGTACTGGACTTTGTGGAGAGCCAACTGCATAGGCAGATAAAAGATAACAATACAGTGGCCACCATATTCTATTTAAAGACCAAAGGAAAAAACAGAGGATATATTGAGAGGCAGGAGATCACTGGCAAGGATGGTGATGCACTTATTAAACCGATAATTTTTGAACCTCATGGACAACTACCGCAAAGTAACGGTAACGGATCTGTTTCAAAGAAACGAACTAAGCAAATCAGCAACGGTAATAAATAAGGGAGGGGCAGGATCAAGTAAGAGCCATTCCTTATGCCAGGTATTTATATACCGTCTTACTACCAGGAACAACTATAAGCTGCTGATCAGCAGAAAGACACTACCAGCACTTAAAATCAGTGCCTATAAGCTATTCATTGACCTGCTGAAAGATTATGACTACTACCAGCACTGTGAACATAACAAGTCAGAACGGACTTTAAAGATAGGCACCAATTATGTACACTTCACAGGCATTGATGATCCGGAGAAAATCAAATCAACAGAGTGGAATGATATATGGATGGAGGAGGCCAATGAGTTTACCTATGATGATTTCCTTACCTTACAGATAAGGAACAGGGCACCAGGGTATCACAACCAGATATTCCTATCCTTTAACCCTGTGGATGAGAATGTATGGATCAATGCAAAGGTGATCAGCCAGGAGGACTGTGATGTGATACATAGCACATACAGAGATAACCCCTTCCTGCCTGATGATGCCATAAGACAGATAGAGAACCTTAAAAACATTGATGAGAATTACTACAAGATATATGCCCTGGGTGAATGGGGTGGGTTGATAAGGGGTAAGATATTCCAATATGAGATATTTGACAAAGAGCCAGAATGTAAGTGGGTATCATACGGACTGGACTGGGGTTACAGTAATGATCCGACTGCACTGATAAGGGTAGGATATACCAGCAAGGCATTGTACCTGACAGAGCTGATATATGAAACAGGACTAACTAATGATGACATCAGTAATAAGCTATCCCAATACATGAGCAACCAGGATGAGATCATTGCCGATAGTGCAGAGCCAAAGTCAATTGAGGAGCTACACAGGGCCAGATGGAACATACACCCGGCAAGGAAAGGCAAGGACAGCATCATACATGGCATAGACCTAATGAAACGGTACACTATTAAGGTACACAGAAAATCTGTACATTTGCAGAAGGAGTTAAACCAATACAAGTGGGCAGAGAATAAGAATGGTGACCTACTAACAAAACCAATAGATATGTTTAATCATGGCATCGATGCTGTCAGATATATCTGCCTCAATAAGCTACAAAAGAAAAAACAACTAATTTTTGCATAATATGAAAATCCCTTTCACCAACTACCATCTGAAAGCTGAAAAGCTACAGAGGGTGCAGATAAACAACATGATGTCCGGCCTGGTATCCTATATGGGTAATGACCAGAAGTCATACATCAAAGATGGTTATAAGATGAACCCCAATGTGTATTCAGTAATCAACTGGATCATTAAGAAGGCAGCATTATCACACTGGCAACTGTTTGAGGTGGTCAATGGTGAGAAGGTGATTGTCTATGACCATGAGGTGTTGGACCTATTGAACAGGCCCAACCCTATGCAGGGCAAAGCAGAGTTTATTGAGAATATGCTTGGATACAAGCTGCTGACAGGTGAATCATTTATCTACAAGCTATCACCAGAGAACGGAGTAAATGAGGGCATACCGCAGGAGCTGTGGACCTTACCCCCTCCATCAATGAATATCAAGTTTAATGCCTACGGTATGCCATCCAGTTACGAGGTAATGGCAGGAACCAAAAGGACAGAGATAGACGCTGATAAGATCATATACATGAAATACTGGAACCCTGCATCGGATAACTTCAGAGGTATGTCACCTATTGAGG